TTTCAACTTCATCGAGCTGACTAACGGTCAGTATGCGGCTCAACCAAACAACCGAGTTATATTCTTTGACGCAGCGAGCAATCCAAAAGAGATGCTCTTTCCAAACTTTAAGGTCTGCACAAAGAAGTATGTGGTGGAAACCAATCCAAAATGGCGTCTCGGAGACTCGGATACCGTTACATATGAGTGATTGACAATAGATCGTCGCTACGGTATAATCTAACTATGGGAAAGAATCTGCTCAAGAGCGTTAAGAAGCGCGCGACTCGCACGATCGTGCCTCGCGGCTTCGATACAAAGTATATCGGTGAGGAGCCGACCTTCTCGGGCCCAGTCAAGGACGTCGACCTTGGAAAATGCTTGAACTGGTACAACTACATGGTCGACGAAAAGCAGTGCCGCAACTTCATCGCGGACTGGATGCTGACAAAGGACGATTACCGCGATCGAGTCGACGAGCTGAAGCGCATACCGGAATGGAAGTTTCAAGGCACGGTCGGTGCTCTAGCTCGAATGATGACTCGCGGTCTCGTCCTCGACTCGAGATGGATGAAGCGTTTCCGCGTCCGCATAGACGATATTCTATCTTACGTTTCAGAAACTTCGAACGTAGCTCAATTGGAACGTACTCGGTCGAATCCAGAGTCTCCCATCGTGGCCGAGATCGACTCCGCGATCGACGAGTTTACCGAGGGAGGCTGCCGTAGCGAGTGGTCTGTCTATGACTTTCTTAAGGCTCGAGCGACACCCGGTCCCGTGGCTAAGAGAGTCGGCACTCACTTCTCTCGCTTACGTGACGAACTGGCAGAAGCTGTCAAGGGTCACGACGTGCAACTGCGAGAGGCATACCATACGTACACTAAGAAGCAGCTTCGATCATTTCATGAGTTTGTAGATCGAATCGTAAGTGACTGCGTGGTCTGGGGTGGCAACATTAAGAAAGCTCGAGCGCCTCGTAAGAAGCGCGTAAAGACTGCCGACCAACTGACCAAGCGAGTCAAGTATCTTCAACAGTTCCCAGACCTAAAGCTCATCAGCGTTCCGCCGTCGAGCATCGTCGGTGCTCGAGTGCTGTGGACGTACAATGCACGATCGAAAGCTCTAGCCAGGTACGAGTGGGCCGACGGCGATTTCTCCATCAAGGGATCGACTCTCGACAACTACTCGATCGCTGGCCAGAAGAAGCTTAGGAAGCCGATCGCCACTCTACCAAACATCGTCTCTGGTGGTCCAAAGGCCGCTGATAAGACGTTCATCGACTTAAAGACCAAGATTACTCAGCCAAACGGTCGACTCAACCAGCACACAGTTTTACTTAGGGTAGTTAAACAATGACGAGCAACATCCTTGAGTTTCCTTTCAATCGCAAGATGGGTGGCCAAGCAGTGACCGACAAAATCTTTAATTTTCCAACAGATCGCGTGATTCGCACGCCGATTGAAGTAGAGGCCGACATTCGCGTTAAACATATCGGTAAGAAAGTTAGTATCGATATCATCATCGAGCGGTGCGTAGAACTAATCATCATAGCACTATCTGAGTCTCAGGTAGACGTCAGCCGCGAGCAGGTTCGCCGACTACTCAGTCTTAGTATGGAAACACTGAGGGCTGCGGCATACTCTGGCTTAGATATTGAGCACCCTCTTCAAGAACACCTGCTGAAAATCATTAGCGACCTCGAGGCACTCCGGCCGCCGCAGCCGGCTTAGCAAATATATATCTTTAAGATTTAGTCGTTTACAATGGTCACGTACTGTGGTATTATGGCCTTATTGGAATTAGATGAGATGGCGTTATGATCCTCGTAGATCTAAATCAAGTCATGATCTCAAACCTCATGATACACATTCACACTTCGAATAAAAACCACGAGGTTGGAGGTGGCTCGACGATTATTGACGAATCGCTGGTTAGGCATATGGTCCTATCGAGCCTTCGTGGCTATCGAAAGAAGTTCTCGTCTGAGTTTGGAGATCTAGTAATCTGCTGCGACGATCGAACGTACTGGCGCCGAGAAGCGTTTCCATACTACAAGGCCGGGCGGAAGAAGGCGCGCGAAAAGTCTGGCATTGATTGGAACTCGGTATTTGATGCTATGGCGCTCATTCGCAATGAGCTCAGAGAGCATATGCCATACAAGGTCGTGCAGGCTCCTCGAGCTGAGGCCGACGATATTATCGGTACGATCTGCATCGACCGAGGCTCGATCCTTAACATTGGTGAGAAAATTCTCATCCTATCCAGTGACAAGGACTTCGGCCAGCTCCTTCGCTACGGGAACGTATATCAATATGCTCCCGTGCAAAAGAAGATGATTGCCATCGATAATCCAGAGCGGTTCCTTCGAGAGCATGTGATGCTCGGCGACAGGGGAGACGGTATTCCAAACTTTCTATCGCCTGACGACACCTTCGTGTCAGGTAAGAAGCAGAAGACTCTACTTAGAAAGAAGCTCGATGTCTGGACCACCATGAACCCGGCCGACTTCTGTACGGACGAGATGCTTCGTGGGTACAATCGCAACGAGCTTCTCATCAACCTAGTAAATATCCCAAGCGACGTTCGAGGCGCAGTCCTCTCGGCTTTCGACGACGCCAAGCCGGCTCCTAGGAACAAGATTTTTGGTTACTTTATCGACAAGCGCCTACGTCAGTTAACCGAAACGATATCGGAGTTTTAACATGCCTCTCTTTAAGATCGAGTCTATGTCGTGCTTTAGAAACACCTATGTCGTAGAAGCTGAAGACGCCGAGCGTGCTTCGGACATCTTTCTAATGGCTGACTTGGATTATCTTGAGCCGCCCACCGAGGTCGATCAGAAACATGTCGGTACACTGAACTTTATGGTCGATGAGATAAGCCGGAGCGATTTTGATAAGCTGCTCGATGCCGGGTGTAACGGTCACCTGGGAGACAAACTCATTGTGAAAAAGACTGTGGGAGACGCATATGATGAAGAAGCTGTCTAAGATTGTTTCCGATGTCGAGTCGGCGAAGACTCACGGCGAGCAGGTTCAGAAGCTGAGAAACAGCGATAGTAAGTCTCTCCGTGAGATCCTAACGTTCTCGATGCATCCCCACGTGCAGTGGCTCGTTCCCGAGACCGACCCGCCATATAAGCCTCTGGCCGCCGACCTAGATGTCGAGGGAAAGATGCACACCGAGGTGAAGATGTTTAAGTACTTTACCAATACCGCGGTCGGCAACGAGCTCAAGCAGATTAGGCGAGAGCAGATGTTCATCACTCTTCTGGAGTCGCTCGATCCTGATGACGCTAAGCTACTTCTTCGAATGCGAAACAAAGCCTTGAAGATTCCACGAGAGGCGGTAGACGAAGCGATGCCGGACCTGACCGTAAACTGGCCAAAGCAGTGAGCAGTACTCTTGCATTCATAATCGGCAACGGCCGAAGTCGAGACGGCTTCGACCTCTCACGTTTGGCCGGCCGAGGCACGATGTACGGCTGCAACGCTCTGTACCGCGAGTATGCTCCCGGCTATGCCTTGCCCGACTATCTAGTGGCGATCGATCCCATTATGATTGAAGAGATCGAGAAGAGCGACTTCCCGAAAGATCGCTTAATCGTGCCGCCTCTCGACGAGCATTGGGAGCCGCGAGACTGTAACCAAGCTCGACCGAGAAGTAACGCCGGCATCAATGCGATTCGAGAGGCCGTCAGGCGCGGAGCTCGGACTATAGTCTGCCTGGGTTTCGATTTTCTCATAAGCGATAAGATTGCCTCAGTCAGCAACATTTTCGAAGGAACATCCAACTACGGCCCAGAGACGAGGGCTGTGTACAAGGAAAATTCTCGACGCCGGCGATACCTCGAGTGGGTAGCTCGCCGCGCGCCTGAAGTCGAGATGTACTTTGTCTTTAAGGCTGGTACAGAAGTCCTCGACGTAGAGTCGCCTTACGACAATGTACTGATGTTAACTTACGAAAGTTTGGAGAATGTACTGAAATGAGAATCCATATCAGGGGTCAGATGGGCGTGCAGATCCTTCAATCGTTTGTGGCTATCGGTAGGCTGCACTACGACGAGACGCCGACGATCGTGGTCAACACGGCCGGAAATCTACCGTACGACGCGACCGAGAAGCTCTCGCGCGTGTTTGATCCAAAAGTCGTGATCTCTCACCAGGAAGAGTTTAGAAAGACTCCCTACTGGGAGCCGGGCTCGGCTGCTCTAGCGTTTCAATCCAGAGATCGAGTACTGTCTGAGCTGCTCCCTCTCAAAGATTCCATGAAAGCGCCGTCTCCGACAAAGACTAAATCAATCCTTCACTGTCGAGGGGGAGATAAGATCACGGCTACTGCGGAGTCCTACGAGAAGCTGTTTGGTGTCGCCGGCTTCGCGATCGATCGCGTGCTATCGAACGATGCGGCTCTCGGTGAAGCCGTAGCTTCTCGAATAGGCGCCGATTTCTACGACACTACGTCGATGGAGGACGATTGGAAGACGATCCTAGACGCTGAGCGAGTCTTAGCTATGCCGTCAGCATTCGTCATGAGCACGATGCTGATCGACCCAGCTAAGCGCATCGTCTTCGGCGGCGAGTCGTTCAGAGACGGCCCGTACGAAGCGATGGCTGGCGACCTACTGTTCATTGATGAGGCTCGGGAGTACTGTCCAAACGTAGAAGTACTAGAGTGAGCTATGCGATGATCAACATTATGCGAGAGAGCGGCAAGTTCTCCGATAGTGAGTTATCGAGAGCCGACGACCTTCTTTTTGCAGCCGCTCGCGCGAGTCGCGTGAGCGAGGTCGCTGTAGCCGCTCGGGACCTATTCGCGATCATTTCTCCGAACGCAGACCTGCACGAGCTGATGACCAGCCGAAAGTCCCTGCACGAGCTCAAGCTGACTCGAGAGGACGCAGTCAGAGGCATCCACGCAGCTAGAGCGTGGATGGTGCGCATGGTCGAAAACGTTCGTCGTCGAAGCTACCCGTGCGACAGTACAGTCTCTATAGAGTACAACATCAACGGAATCGCGTGCGTCAGAAACTTCATGGGTTCTGACAAAGCCGAACACCTATCGAAGCTGATTAAGACTGCGCCGGTATCTACGGCTAAGAATAGCTCCAACTTAGTCATGCATCACGTCGACGAGACGGCGAAGGCGTGTCTTCACGAGATACGTCCCATTGTGATTGATTGTCTAGCCGTCTCTAACGACCATGCTGAGACTGATAGGCAGCTGGCGACAAACACGTTCTTTCAGAGAGTTAAGAACGTCCCTGGAGACGGAGACGTTCAGAAGGTGAGTCATCAGGATACTTACTTCAGCGCCTTAAAGTTCTGGTACTTTCCAGACGAAGTTACCATCAAGGATGGACCTCTGGCGTACGTCCCCCGATCACACCTCCTATACCGAGAGCGTCTCAACTTCATCCATGCTCAGAGCTTAGCGTTCTATGACAACGTCATCGAGAAAGAAAGGACTTACGGTCACGCCGAAGGCTCCCTACGGGCGCTTGAGAGTGACTTGCAAGACATGGACCTCGTCGAGAAAGTCATGGTAGTTCCGACCGACACTCTAGTGATCGCCAACGTCTTTGGGTTTCACCGTCGGGCTGAGGCGACTCGAGAATGCGTTCGCGACTCGATTCACGGCTCGATTCGCTTCGAGAGGCCGTTCGACGAATGATGC